GTGTACCAGTCATGTCAACAAAACCACGCTCACCACCACCTTGGTTCTCAAGGCGAGTAGCACCCATAGGGATGAGAGTGTTGAATTGCAGATACGATGGGTTAACAAGATAGCCAAGTGCAGGAGCACCCATGCAGTCTGGGTTGCCATTGATCATTTTCACGATGCCGAAGTCGGAATCATACAATTGAACGGAATGCGTAACCTTCTTGCTGTCAGCACCTTGTGCGACGCTGTACACGTTCTCAGAAGAAGCAGTGCCGCTTGAACGGGTGAAGTTCGAGATCACCTTGCGGAGGGCCACGTTAGCAACAAGGGTCAGCGAGTTGGCTTCACCATTGACGGAGAAGATAGATGCCAGAATGTTGTTGAACGTAGTCTCGTTAGGTTGAGCGGTCAGGATGCTGTCAGAAGGCGTACGATAGGCAGCAGGAACGTCAGCAGGGCCAGTCGAGCTGAGCCAAGCACCAAGGCCACGGAGGGCGTATGGAGTACCTGCACCATCTTCCACCGAACGATCACTGCTTGAGCAGATACGAGCCTCAACGTCACGCTTCAATTCACGCATCGACTTAGCTTCAGCTTGAGCAACATTGGCTGGGCCAACTGAGGTCACTGCTTCTTGCAGGTTTGACACAAGGAAATCTCTACGGAAGATTTGGACGTAGTTACCAAGACGAGCGCGATCCGCAAACTTGTCGCTGAACGAGTTGACATCGGAACCTTCGGAGATACCAGTCGTAACAGGAGCGGCGAGCTTATCAGCAGTCCATTCCGAGAACGTGGATTTAGCCGTACCCTTAGCGCAGAGCGAAAGGAGTGGGGTTTCTTCTGGTGCGAGGAGGGTCAACTCGTTGGAGAGGTCTTCGCGGTTGCCAATTGCGGAACCAGTCGTCGAACGACCAGTAGGAGCATTGGGTGCATATGTGGTTGAGATAGCCATATTATTGTGTTATTGTGTTGTTAAATTATTTGTATTGAGCGATTCGTGCTGAGATCCAATCATCTACTGAATGAGATTTTTCAAACCTGTTGTATGCCGCTGCAGCCTTCTGTGGCTTGTTTGATCCTGACTTAACTGCGGCTGAACCTGCTGGTGATGAGGATGGATTTATCTTCAACTTACTTCCAACTGCTGCTGAGTTAATTCTGGACTTGCCCTTACCAAAGATGGAGTTTGCGGCATGAGCTAGAAGGTATTCTAACTGTGCGCCAAGTTCTGGAATCTGAGTTCTTACCTGTTGAACGATTGGGTCTTGCATCATGGCGTTGAAGCGTGTTCCAACCTCAGACTCGGAATCGAGAATGTCGGGAACTTCCTTCTTGGCAGCAGCCGTGTAATGCTCTTCCATTTGAGACAATTGCTGAATTTTAGCAATCTGCTTCTCTTGGGCGGGAATATATTTTGTGATAGACTCTCTGGCATTACGATTTGCTTTGCGGATTTCCCTCTTGGTGAATTCCCGATCCCCGACAGTAATAATGTCATCAGGCCCGTAGTCTTCATGCTCCTCAAGGATAGCGTCCGTATCTTCCAAGACTTGTTCAAGTTCGCCATACTTAGCAGCCAATTCCTTATGATCTGAAATCTCTCTGAATGGATTTTCATTCTGAGGAACTTCCTTCGTAGGTTTTGCAGCAGCTTGTTGTTGGAGTTTCTCCTCCAGCAGTCTCTTCTGTGCGGATAATTCACCGACACGTTGGAGCAAGCGACTCTTGCCTTTCTTAGCCAATTCTTGAATCTGCTCGGTAGATAGATTAAGCAAATCTAATTCAGCTTCTTCGGAACTAGCTTCCTCCTCCTCGTCTGCATACTCGGTAGTATCCTCAGTCTCAGCTTCCTGATCCTCAGATTCCACTTCGGTATCCGACTCGGATTCCTCTGCTTGTTCGTCCTGTTGTGATGCAATACCAGTCCTGCGAGCGATATACTCTTCAACTGATACGTTTGACACTGGTTCTGTGACCCCAGCGATGGCCGATGATTCTTCACTCATATATTAAAACGCCAATTACGCTAGGCGGTAGCGATAGGACACAACTGCCTATATATTTTTAGCTTGTCAACCCCCCTTGGTATTTTTCCTGCACAACGGAAAACGCCCTAGCAGCATTTAACTACTAGGGCGCGTTACCATGACAAACCCCAAATCAACGTGACAGCGTTACTTGGACGAACTCATACTAACGAATTGTAGAATCTCGTCAAGTGTAGAAATTGAACCTGCTAATTTCATTACCTCGTTCGGGTTCTCTGCCTGTCTCAGATTAGCGATGAATACTTCACGCTCGTCCTCTAGGAAGCTAAGGAATACCTTGAACTCCTCGTTGTTTACTAGGATCGAGACTGCCTCTGGTAGTGTGGGTACTGGTATCATATTGTTACTGGTTACTTGCTTTTAGAGCTTTTCATATTCATGGCTGACATGATTGATTCGCTAACAGTTGGTTTTTGGGTTGATTTGTCAATCTTTTGCATGATTTCATTTGCGGCAGCAACTTGTTCCTTGCTAGCTTGAGCACTTGGATCTCCAGTAAGAATTCGGGCCACAATGGTTTCCTTCAAGGCTTGCGGATCGCTTGCATATTCAGTTCCAGCAAAAGATTGCACTTGCTTGTCGTTAACATCAAATTGGATTTTAGGTTTATTGTCCCTCATCCATAATCGTATTGCTTCATTCTTAGCAACCTGCGCTTTCTCTTGATCTTTTAGTGGTGAATATGGATTCAATATGATCTTGCCGTCTTCCGCTGCCATGCCTCCGACTTCAGGACGACTTTTGAAAAACGCATCCTCTCCAGAAAATGGCTTTCTAATTTCGTACCCATAGATTGATTGTGGTTTAACAGAAACCATGTTGGAATTCGAACCAATGAGGCTCTTGCTGATTATGTCATTAGGCATATTACTGATTCATGTCTTGAGTCCTGATCCCGCCCATTTGCGCTGGTGCAACTCCAAGTCTGCCGATCTCTGCGTTTTGAGCCTGCTGGATTTGGAACTGATAAGCCTGAGCGTATTTGGAGAGCCTCTCGCCGAATGCTTCGTCCTGCTGCGCTCTATTAGCCACGTCAGGCTGCTGCGCGTATGCTTGGAGCATCTGCATTGCAATCTGTGCGCCATTAGGTTGGGCAGGCATTTCGATACCAGCATAGATCTTAGCCAAGTCATCTGTAACTTGCTTCTGCACCTTTGCGGTAGCTTCCTCGGCAGGCTGGAGAACGTAGTCACCAAACACTGGGTCGATACTCATGGCAGCAAATTCAAGGAACTTATCCATGTCAATGCGTCCATTGCGGTCGAACTGAACAAGGCTTCCAATCTGCTTCATGCGTGACTCTGCGTTCTCTGGATCGGCACTGAGCGAGTCGAACGAAACACTGAACGAATAATTCTCGTCTGGTGATCCCTTGGTCATCGTCTGTGGGTTTGGATTACCCGTGACTTGGAAGAAGATCTCATCTGGCCCCATGCGTTGGAATAGCTTCCATGCAAGGCCAAGGACATCCTTGACGTGATCCAGATACTTGTTAACGAAGAACTGCTGACGAACGCTGGAGATGGGACTGGTCATGTCGAGTCCGACTGCCCTGTCTGCCTGTGCATTCATGGACAACTCAATTTCCATAGATCCATTGTCAGATGGAGGGATAGGGCCAAATGCTATCTCACCCAAACGTCTATATGGCACTCTACGGCCCGGCCCCCAATCAGATGGAGGTCTACCGGCGGGGTGCATAATAGGTGGCAAAGTAGCCAAGCTAGCCCTATCAATTCGACTGTCTCTCTCGGTCTTAATCTGCAACTGCGCCCCACGGAGAATGTCAGGGAACGTCTGCACTTCATACATTCGCTTTTGGTTATTGCTAAGACGAGTGACAACAAATGGGTATTCATCATAGCCGTTGAGCAGCTCATTTTTTGCGTAACCATCCACGTTAGGATTGAACACCGTGCAGTAAATACCCTCAGCACCATCCTCGTCGATCAGACGTTGATATGCGTAGACAACCATCACTAGGTCAGTGTCGTTTGAGATAGGCAGGTTGGTATATTTCTTAACCTTCTGTCCGTCCAAGTAGTACGAATCCTTGCCTCTGAGGTTATCAATAGCATCGCCCACCCATTCCTCATCCCAACCTTCAGTGGTTACTTTCTTCTCAAGTTCTTGAGCGGTCATGAACGTCCTCCAGAAGACATACGGTGCTGCCTGTGGGTCTACGACATACGGGGGGAACAGAACCTCACCATCAGGCGCACAGGAGTGAACGAATGGGCAGTCAACTGAGATACGTGGCACGGGAATGGTTGCAACTCCAGACTTGCGAATCTCCTTCAAGAACTTCTTAATTCTTTTAGGGTTCATGTGTGGAAATGCCGTGGTGATTGTTTCAATCAACATTGGTTCATCATTTCCTTCAAGGATCATTTGTGCCATTTCCGGTGAAGCCTGATTCAACTGCTCAAGAGAAACATCCTGTAGGAACGTGCGCTTCTCGCGCTTCCATCCGACATAGCTGACCATGATGCCCTTCTCAAGCAGGTAGTTGGCTCCCAGTTCCATCTGATTCTTGAAGTCAGGAATATAGCTGGATTTCATCCACTTGAGGAATGAGGATACCAATGCAGCGCGGGGGATGGATGTAGTACTTGTTGGAAATGCCTTGATGTGGCTTCTGGTCAACGCTTGATCTAGGATTGATACGAACGCATCGATCCTCTCGCCAATGACATTGACCTCCATGTCTGAAGCACCATCCCAAGGGAAGGCATTTGATCCATTCTTACGAAGGTCTTGGGTCTTTCCGTCCCAGATGTTCCTGCGGTCATCGTAGCTTCGTCTACAAACCTCAAAGTACTCGTCGAGTTGCAACAGACAATTGTCGTAGGCATTCCGTAATGACGGAACGTCTGGCTCGGTGGATGCGTAGATGAGCGATTCGCCCTCCATAATTTCTTCTTCTTCTGATGATTTCATAGGTTGTAGCTGTAATAAAATTCTCCATTCTCTTCCCTGACCGATACAGTGACCGTCTTCTTGACGATACGTTGGGAATCCTTCTGTGAGCATTCAATCGGGATGCGTGTGCCGTCAAGATCT